AACAACTTCCATATATGCTTCTTGAAGATTGCGAAGTTCTTGTGCGTCCATTTTTATGAATACTTTTTAGTTATTTATTAAGGAGTTTTATCTTCTCGCAAATATGCGTAAGTATAAAACCTATTATGGTCTTTCATCTGCTCTTAAATTGGTTCGCAATACTATTTATAAAAGAAAAGAGGGCATTTCTGCCCTCCAATCTCTACCTTAAAGATGCGAACCAATTAAGGCATTTATATTTATACCTTAGAACTTAAAGGTTGTTTGCAAAATTCCTCCCCAATTGGAAGAGTTACCAGCAAGACGTTGGTTGTCACTTCCATAGAAGATAGCAGGAGTAACACTGATGTTATCAGACACTTGATACTTGTAGAAGATCTCAAGCATTGTAGACTTCTCAAGGTTCTCACCTGTAGGAGCCTGACCGATAGCAATACCAGCAGAATTACCACCAACAAATACATCTTCCCACTGAAGACCAGCGAACCAAGACTGACTATCAGTAGCATCACTAGTAGTGCCACTCACAGTGTTCCAACCATAACCAGCGGAGATAGAAGGAATAATACCCGATTTCTGAGGTTGCCAGTAAGCATTCAGTGCATAACCATTAGAGGTTTGACCAGGAACCAAAGTACCAGAAGCACCGTTCAGACCGTTGTAAGTACGAACACGGGTTCCTTCAGTACCGTAACGGTAACCGAATGCAGCACCCCAGTTATTACCACGATAACCGATTTGTGCAAGAGTATTCAGAGCACCAGTCTCATCAAATACACCAGTTTCACTATCATTACCACTTTGAGCAACATAGTTTACGCCAGCAATCAGACCTTTCTTACCATACTGAGCACCGAAACCAGCACCAGTTGCCTTATTATAAACTCCAGGAGTACCAGCCACAGCAAAGAAGTCAAGAATACCAGACTTATAAGCAGAAGGCATCCATGCCATTTCAGTATTACGAACCAGAGCACCAGCAGTCAGAGTTGCTTTGTTGTTGAAAGCAGGGAACTGATAGTACAGACGATCAATAACTACATTGTTACCAACTTCACTTGAAGTGTCGTCTGCTTTATCCAGTTTGAAGATTGACGAACTGGAACCGAAAGGATTGCTGCTGAAGTTAGCAGAACGCAGACGGGTGCGAAGCAAATCTTGACCAGTGAATGAAGTATCAAGGTTCAGACGCAAATCATAATTGAAAGCAGTATGGGTTACATCACCACCTTTAGTTTGGTAGTCATCAACACCACCGAGTACGAATGATGCTTCACCCCGCAGTTTGGTAGTAGTGGAGAATTGAGTTGCTTCCAGTTCACCAACCTGAGATTCCAGACTAGCAACCTTACCCTGGATAACGGTTAGTTCATTACGGAACTCATCTGCAAGGCGCTTAAGTTCGTCAGTATTTTCAGTTACACGATCGAGACAGGCATTCAGAAGTGCTGCTGCTTCATAACGGGTCATTGCACGACCACCACCAAAGGTGCCGTTTGCATAACCAGCAACGCAACCATAACGCTCTACAAGATTGCTCAGTGCCTGATATGCCCAATCAGTGGGTTGTACATCAGAAAGTTGTGAGACACTTGTGACCTGCTCAGAGGAATATTGGTTGACTGCTGCCATATTGAGGTCTGCGGCATTCGCAGCAACAGGAGCAACCATTCCCAGAGCAACAGGTGCAAGCATCAGTTGTTTGAGTTTCATAAAAGTGTTTTAGTACTAAACGACATTTAGATTGTAAAGAATTGCGACAGAATTCTTAAGTACTTATTTAGTATAGTGGGTGCTTTGATTTTTGTCAAGCGGATGTTGAAGACGGTTCGGTAATCCGATTATGATATGGATCATAACTCATAAGATCATCTATTTTTAGATGAGGACCATTCTGGGTCCAAAAGTTAAGAAGACCATCGTGACTGTTTCTATGAAAAATATCAATATGTTCTGGATGAATTGCTGATCCTAAATCTAAACGATATAGAAAAATAGGAAGAGAATAAGTCTTACCAGATTCAAATATCAAATCTTCAGAAACTGGCCTTGGTTTTACACCATTATCAAGTTTATACTTATCACCTCTAATGTGATTCTTAACTATTTTTTCTGCGTGATGACGAGTAACGAGATATGCAGCAGCAGAAAAATCGTTAATAAATCTTGGATGAATTCTCATATGTATATCACCAGTACAAATTGTTGTCAATTGCATTGAGTCCCAATCATAAGGAATTCTGCAGAAAAAATCTGGCCAAGTAAAGTCCCAATGTTTTGCGATATCTAGACTTACATCATCCTCAAAAATTAAAATATAAGGATGATCTGTTTCCTCATAGAAATGTTTAATCGCTTTCAAATGTGACAATACACACCCAACTTCATTCGGGCTCATATCATCAGGAATTCTACCTTTCAAAAGTAAGGATACGTCATCTACTCGCGCATCATATCCAGAAATACGAGTATGATTTTCAATTTTCCAATATTCAAATTGAGATGTCATATGCTCAAATCTATGAGTATCTGCATCCAAATTTAACCAAAGAACTGGAGGAAGATTTCTTAATTTGTATGCCGATTTATTATTGTCCATCTTTAATGCGTATCCAAGTTTCAGGAATTAAGTCTTTAGTATCGTGATCTTTGGTATAACCAGTTTTTCCAAACCACTGAGTAGGTGCAATAACTAACTTGTTTTTATTATTGGAAAGCCAAGCGCCCCACCAAGAGTAAGATGAATTTGCAATAACAAAATCATCACAAAGAGACATCAGACATAGATCAACACGATTATCTGTATTTTCAGAAATCATAAATCGATCATCCAAAAATAAATCTTGCTCCTTACACCAAGAAGGATCATCAGAAAAAACGATTACATTTCTATCATAATCAAAATGCTTTAATGCTGCTGCATAATATTCTAAAGGAAGATTGAAATGATTTTCAGAATTTTTTAAATAGTCGGTTCTCCTAATATGAAGAGCAACTGGTTTATCAACAGACTGAATCATTTGAAGACAAGGTTTTAAGATCTCATCTTTAAAAGTGAAATCTTCCCTGATCTCTTTTTCAATATGCTTGAAATATTTTTCAGTTTGAAAATAACCTTGAATACTTACGTGATCTGGACATAAACTAAAAAGCTCTTCATCAAAATGGAAAAATCTTTCGTTTACAACAGGGGCGTGGCCATTATTTAAAACACCAATAGTGACTTGCAAATCAAAAGCATCAAAAAGTTCTGTACGTAGCATATTACCTATGCCGTCATTAATTGCTTCTTTATAATATGGAATACAATAATCTGCCCCAACATTACGAGCAATTCCTTTAAGTGATGCGTATTGGAACATTTGATTGGCAAAACGTCCCATTCTACCTAGAGCATTAAATCCTATCATTCTAATTGATTTCTACGTTCTTTTAGATAATCCTGTTTTTCATAATACTGCACCAATTGTTCTTTGTCAAATGTTTTAATCATATTCCAAAGTTGCCAATTGTTATTAAAATTAGGGTTACTGAACCAAGAATTATGTGTTCTTGAATGTTCTAAATGATAAACATAATTGTTCACTCTTGATATTCTTTTCCCAAGAATACTCATCCGATAATAAAACTCATCATCTTCACAACCCCAAGAAATAAAGTTTTCATTCATCATATAAGAATCAATGTAAACTTGTCTTTTGATAAATTGAGTCCATCCAATTGTAGAATTGGAAAGTTTTTTTGATTGATCTAAAATAGATGCATCTAAAGTTGTAATAAATTTTTCATATATTTCTTGATTATATTCAGAACACCATTGGTATACTCCACATTGATATGGATATACTACATCTACCAGATCATCATTAATAATTGAATATGCGTGGTGATAAGAATTTATTGGCAGTATACAATCTGCATCATAGTTAGCAACAACTTTAGTATCTGATGCAACTATCAAATCATTTAGAACTTTACTTTTACAGAACAATGGTTCCTGAGATTCTTCATAAAGATATGTAAGATTAGATGTATCTACATATTTTTTAATTTCTGGTAGAGCTCTAAACTGAAAAGTTGGATGATTAGAAACTTCTTTTACAATAACCTTGGCGGGAATATGTTTAAGTAAATAAGAAACAGATGATATTACATTTCTCAGTCTGTCCTCAGTTTCTATTCTGATAGGAATTAGGAAAGTCAAGTCCATCATAATTTAACAATCTCTCTACTTACTTTAATTGAATTTGGGAAATAGTATCCAGAGGTATCTAAATGTTGAAGGGCAGGACCAAACCAAGGATCGGGGATAAAAACTTTATTATCTTTATTCTTTCCAAGATAAGCCATCCACCAGGAAAAAGTGCTATTAGAAATAATAAAATCTGAGCAAAGTGCTCCTACACACATATCAAAATGTGCTTTACTTATTTCATAGTCAACAACATCATTAAAAATAAAATTACTTCCAATAAAAACTTCTTTACACCATTCAATGTCATCAGAAATGATGAGATATTGTCTATCGCTTCCTAGATTCTGAATGCAGTCCATATAATATTGTTCAGTGCAAGGAGCGTGATGATCTTGAAATTTAACAAAGTCACCTCTTCTTACATTTACACAAACTGGATTTTCTGTATTTTTATCTTTGTGAAATTTTAAAGCAGACTCTAAAATATTTTCTCTAAAAGTATAATCACTTCTGACTTCATCATCAGCATTTTCAAAATACTTATAACTTTCAAAGTGACCAATCAAGTTTGAATTATCAGGGCATTGATTAAAAAGTTCTTCACAGAATTCATGTTGTTGGAGTTCAACATCATATCCTTCAATTAACCCATATCTCCCATTCAAATGATTAAGTTCAAATAAGTGTTGAAGTTGATGGTGAACAGTTATAATGTTTCCATTTATGTCTTTATCAAACCAAGAAGCTTTTGAATGGTCGGGAATACAATGCTCATATCCCATATTCTTCGCAATGCCTACCAATGCCGCATACTGAAACATCTGGTTGCCTAGGCGACCTTTTGTTCCAAGTCCATTCATCCCAATCATTTCAATCTCCTTGTATGACTCTATAACTATCCTCATCAAAATGTTGCGTAGAAAATTCAAATAGCTCAGTATCTTCTAGTGCAATCATTTGATGTCTCAATCCACGATATACGTGAAACTTATCACCCTTGTTTAAGACTATTTCATTTGCATATGCAATGTCATCTTCATCATAGTATTTCAATAAAATTTTTCCACTCTGAATGTAGAAAACTTCATCCTTCAATTTATGAAAATGCCAAGAACATTTTTTTCCTTTTACGAAATAAAGAAGTTTTCCACAATACTCTTCAGAGTTTACGATCCATTTTTCAAATCCCCATCCTTTGGGAACAAATTTAATTTCCGAAGAAGTCATTTGCATTAATTCCTTTGTCATCTATGTAGACATCACCTGCAGGTTTACCCATAAACAATTCGTGATATTTACAACCCCACTCTTTGAGTTGCAACTCTGTTATATATCGCATATCTGCTTCCGCAAGTTTTGCATTATTATTATGTCTACCCATACCTCTTGCAGTCAGATAAACGATATAATGCCCCTCATCATAAAGTTGATTAATTACATTTATCCTATCTCTTTTTGGTTTAGAAGATGCATAAGTAGTACCATCAACTTTATCACAAATAGTTCCATCAATATCAATGACGTATTTCATTAATATCATCCTCATTTAAAACATAGGTTCCGAAGTTTTGAACTGCTATTGCAGATGCTTTATTTGCATAAGGTATTGCTTTTTCTATTGTACCATACTCTAGGTAAAAGTAAACTAATGCAGATAAAAATGTATCTCCAGCACCACAAACATCAAATACACTCACTTTTTCTCCAGGATAAATTATACCATCATATTCTGCTCCACCAGATCCCTTTGTAATGATTAGATTATCATGTTTACTTTTTAATAGTTTTGATTCATTATCATTGATTTTAACAAAACAATTTGATTCAGGTAAGATTGTTTTTTTACTATCAACAAAAACAGGTATTCTAGAGTTGAAAACTATTTCAAACAATCTTTGATGAGTAATAAATCCCTTGTCATAATCAGAAATAACTAACGCATCATATTTTTCATTAGGTATTTCATACTCCATTGGTAATAGAGTGTCTTCAACATCAACCCTGAGAATTTGATGATTATACTTTTCATCAATATATCTTGTTTTATAAATTTTTTCTTTGTTGGTAAGCATATAAACTTCCATACCAAATGACTGGAGATTATCTCTTACATTCCATGTCATACCATTCCTAGTTTCTCTTCGATGAAATTTGAGAATTGGTACAGGTGCTTCTGGATTTAATCTTTCACAAGTTCCATAGACATATTCATCGATACAACTATCCCCGATCAATAATATCTTGTATGGTTTTTGTTGTGGCATAATCTCCAATCCTATCAAAGAATATTAGTTTGGCAGCATAATAAGAACCTATAACGGATTTGCCTTTCCAATCAGAACCTACAACCATTATATCTGGTTTAAAAGATTTTATCAATCCTTCCAGTTCTTCATCGCTGGAAAAAAATCTTACCTCATCTACTGCTTTTAAATTTTCTAAGAAAAATTTTCTTTCTTCTTGACTATGTATAGGTCTTGTTGGACCCTTCTTTTCCTTTACTCTTTCATCAGTGTCAATACCTACACACAAATAGTCACCAAGACTTTTTGCATAGTTCAAAAGTTCAAGGTGACCTCTATGTAGAATATCAAATGTTCCGTTTACAAAAATATTCATAGCAATTTTTAATCTCTTCTTTCAATCCAATAAAGTTTATATCAAAAGTTTTCAATAGTTCACCAGATCCACAATAAGATTTATCCATTCCTTCTTCTAAAACAGTTACAGGAACTTTAACAAGAACCTGACCGACTTTAAGTTCAGTAAGTCTGACTTCTTTAACGGCAAGTGGAGAATCAATTTTTTCTAATAATACAGCTTTCATACTTTTTTAAAAACACAGGTTAAAATGTTATATTTTTCATTTTCATTTTTTCGGATAGTATCCTCAATATTACTGCCAGATACTATTTGATATCCCATTCGCAACATAAAATTGGTTAAAGAATACTGATCAAAGTGCCACAGATGTTCATTTGGTCGTCTATGTTTCCAATTTTTAAACCATTCATCATCTTTATAATTACAATATGGTACAGATATACAGATGAAGTTGCACTTCAAATCTTTGACAAATTCAATATCTTCAAAATGCTCTAGAGAATCAAAGAAAGTAATTACATCATAAAAATTATCTGATATAGAATTTACTTGCTGACATTTTTCTGGAATTGGATATGTAGAAATATCATACCCATAACATTGTGGGATAATATCACTGCATACTTTAAGAAAAGATCCATCTCCATAACCAACATCAAGAATACTATCAGGAACTTTACCTATGGATCCAATAATGTTACCAAGACGAAGATAACCCATATACGTAGGAAGTTCACCATACTTAACATATCGGGTATTTACATACTCTTTATCATAAGCAATATGAGTTTTATCTACCTGGTAGATAACACCATCAATATTTTTTGCATAATTTTCAAGCATTTCTATACTCAGTAACTTTTGTAAAAATATCTTCTACGTCTTTGTATTGCCTTTCATCGTGAGGATAATAAAAGATTTTAGCATCTGTATCAATTACATCAACTATAAAACAAAGAGCAGTTGGAATACTATGTATTTCTTTAGCATTCTCCCAAACTTTAATCCAATCAAATAAAGTAAAGCCCTCAAAGATTTGATTGCTTACTACAGGATAATCATACTCTTTGTTACTTAAACGTCCTGTTTTAACGATATCTGTAGTAACAATATCATTAACGTATGCATAACTGCTATCGTCTTTTAATCCCAAAACATCATAATACAATTCATTTTCTTTTTCAATATTTCTATTGAATTTAAAATACTTCCACCAGTCAGTATGATCTAGACCAACCATCCCAAACTTAGCAGACATAATTCTTGTCGGATCAGTATTAAATGTCTGATCTGCAGTGGAAGCATCTATGTAAACAAAATCTTCAGTCTCACCAAATCCTGCATAATTAAACAATTCTTTTCCAGGAAAGTTATCAGTTTCTTTATACCAACTGATGTCAGGAATATAATCAGATATCCAGAATATATCATCTCTAAGTGGCCAAATAATTTCACATCCTCTTTCTCTATAAGTATGTGCTATTTTTTGCAGAAAGAAAACGTCACCTATTCCTGCTGGTTGTTTAATTATACAAGGTTTCATTCTCTCACTTTCCACAAACTATCCCATTCATATTCCCCTTCTGGAATATCTTTTTCTTCAACTACCTTTCCACCCAATCTACCTAAACTTGCATTTACAAATTCATAATTTTCATTCAGGTATTCTTTAAATGAAGAAAACTGATTATCCAGATCCTTATAAAGAAAAACTCCATCACCGTGAGTTTCGATGTAGATCTCATCAATCCTTTTATTTTCAATATATTCTTTCATTGTAGTAAGAATATTTAAATCACTACCTTGACAATCTGAATAGTAGTAATCGATGTGCTCTACATTATTTTCTTTTAGGTAGTTTGCAAGATTGATTGTATTTACCTTAACGACTTTAAATGCAGAATCTCCACCATAAGTTTCCGTATTAACATCAGACAAACTAGTAGAAACTCTATTTGGAGTTACATATAAATCTGCTTCACCATCTTCAGAAGTGCAAGCTGCATTAACCAAAGTCACCCATTCAAATTGTCTGAATTTTCTATTCAGTTCTTGAAAGATTTCTGGATCAGGTTCAAATGCATAAACTTCGTCGTACTTGTCAAATACCTCCCACAAAGAGTTTCCTTGATTAGCACCTACGTAAACTAATGTTGTCATTGAAAATAATTCTCCCAGATAAAGTCTTCCAGTATTTCCATCTTTTTAGTTCGTTCTAGATTATCTTTAATAGCATCCATTTTACTATAATAAAGTTCGTCAGATACATCAAACTCTTCACTGAGATCAATGATCCCATCTTTATTAAAATATTCTCCAATATTTGGAGCACCATAGTAAACAGGAATAGTTCCTGTTGCAAAACAATCTAAAAGTTTTTCTGTAAAATATGTTTCATAAGATGCATTTTCAATTGCAATTGAGAACATATAATCACACAGTCCTTCCTCTTTTGTTGCAATTTCAGTTTCAAAACCACGACCATAAAAATCCACTTGATCTTTAAGTCTATCAACCCACTCAAGACGTTTTCGATGACCCTCACACATATTTTTATTTGATGCGATCATAGAGATCATCTTAGTTTTTTCATAAACCTTGGGTTCTTTGATCCAAGTTCCTTGTGCAGGAACCCATTTAAACTTGGTTGGATCGATGCTAACCAACTCTTGATTATGAGTAAAGATGGTATCAAAAGTTTCTAAAACCAGGTTGGAATTCATTTTGATCCAATCTGTAACCTGAGGAATAATGGCCATAGATTCAAGAATCCAAGCATACTTAGGTCCTTTTACTTCATCTTGAAATGCCATTCCTAAGGCACCATCAATATAAAAAGTTCCTTCACCAGTTCCATCCTGAACCCAGTCTACACATTTAGACTTCTTTCCCCACACAGAGTACCCGTAGTTACCTCCGTGAGTTGCAGTAAATGTATCTCCTACAATATTAAACTTATGCTTTTGCATTGATTTGCTCCGAGATCCAATTATAAGTTTTACGAATACCTTCTTCAAGAGATTGGGAGTAGTCCCAACCAAGTTTTTCACGGATCAAATCATTATTAGAATTACGTCCACGAACACCAAGAGGTCCATCAATATGTTTCGTTGTTACTGTTTTTCCTGCAACTTTTGCAGTAGTATCAACAAGTTGATTGATAGTTACCATTTCCTCAGATCCAATATTCACTGGACCAATAAATTCAGAATCCATCATTCTGCGGGTTGCTTCAATACATTCATCAATGTATAGGAATGAACGAGTTTGTTTACCATCACCCCAAACTTCAATTTCTCCACCATCAGAAGAAAGTTCTGCTACCTTACGACAAATTGCTGCAGGAGCTTTTTCACGTCCACCTTTCCAAGTTCCTTCGGGACCAAAGATATTATGATATCTGGCAACACGTACAGGAATATTATAATTGCGATTATAGGCAAAATACAGGCGTTCTGAAAAAAGTTTTTCCCAACCATACTCAGAGTCTGGATTAGCTGGGTATGCAGATTCTTCACGGCAATCGGGATTGTCAGGATCTAATTGATTATGTTTTGGATACATACAAGCAGATCCAGAATAGAAGATCTTAGTTTGATAATCTAATACTGGACGAACACAGGCAGTGCCGTTATCAATGCCATTGAAAGTTTCATTCAATTGACGTTGTGCTTCAAGAGCATTGAGGTTGATAGTTGCAGAATTGTGCATAATGTCTGCATCATTCTCACCAGTGAAAACAAACCCTGCACCACCCATATCAGCAGCAAACTGATAGATTTCGTGGAAAGGAAGAATATATCGATAAGGAACTGAATTATAAAAGTTTCCTTGCTTTCCTTTAAATTCAATAACACGCCGAACAAAACTTAGATCACGAAGATCTCCTTGAACAAATTCATGTGCTTCAGTTTGTGAAAACTCAGGATACTTAAGATCTACGCCACGAACCCAATAACCTTCTGCTCGCAGTCTCTTTACCATATGACTTCCAATGAACCCACCAGCACCAAGTACAAGTGCTGTTTTTGTATATTGACTCATAAAATAATCTAAACTCCTTTTATGTATTCTATTAATAATCTAGTATTTTGTCAATCAACAGTGTATGAAAGATTTTCTTTTAGGCATCCTTGCCAAGCCATCATAAGAACTCTTTCAAACCAATGTGACTCTATTGGATTATTATTGTAATCGGTATAGTCCATCATTTTTTTATAAAAGTTTTTACTATACTTTAAAATACATTCCTTTGGAACTGTGTAATTAGCACCAGGGGCAAAGGATAAAAATTTTGGAATTGTTTCAATGACAAATAAATCTTTTATAAAGTCGCTTAAAGATTTTATTCTTGGGTAAACTTTTATTTGCTTTATTTCTTCTTCTCTTTCCTTCTCTATTCTTTCTTCCCATTCCATTGGTTGAGAAAACCAGTTATCATTTACCAAATTCTCAAAATAAGAATCAACAGCTGCACCACCATCAATAGGAACAAACCATTCAGATTTCAAAGCATAGATAAACTTTTTTTCTGTTGTATATGCTTTTTTCTGAAGCATTTGAGAAAATAAATTTCCTTTAATTAATATAACAAGATCTGGAAGATCATCATAATTTTCAACAATATATCTACCATAATCATAAATGTTAGAACCAACATTTGGTGATTGTATTACTGACCCTAAATGATTGATTTTATTCTTGTTAGGATAATCTTCAGGAGTTCTATCATAAATGATAGTATTTTTTGGAGAAAATCCATACTCATATGTCATTGTCAACCACTCAAGATCATTATTAGAATGATTGCTAACAACAATTTTTTTAGTTTTACTCATCTCATAGTAAGTTTTATATTTTTATATTATACAAAAAAAGAGGAGTTTATGCAACTCCTCTTATGTAACTCAGGCTCGCCACTTGCCCTTTGACTGGAGGCAAGAAACCAGGCGGGAGTTAATTCCCATCCGCACCACTTGCTCTTAAAAGGAAAAGCAAGAAACCTAAGGGGGCATTTGACTCCACCACTTAGTTTTGAGAAACTAAGAAAAGTTGGGTTAACTTTGATATCTCGGTAATACCAAAGAATGCACATAAGAATAATACATCCCAAAGTTTTAGTTTAATAGCAAAAGGAACTGTAAGTAAACCTCCAACTACTTTTATCATTAAACCATATTTAAATTCTCCCCACAACATAGTTTGATAACCAATTATGAGAAGAATGTTTCCAATCCACCTCAGGAGGTCAGATTTAGACATAAGGGGTTTTGCTCCCGACCAGTGCTGTTAAAGTCCATCCGTGACTATTTACTCATCCTTCTCTTTCTCTTTTTGTATTAATTTATTTTGTTCTTCAAGAGACAAACTCCTAAACAAATTCCAAGCAGCATTTCTTTGATATTTTGATTTTTTAGTATGACAACAATGACATAGCAGTTGAAGATTATCATCATCCAATGTTTTTGATAATCCTTGTGCCAATGGAGAAATTCTATTTTCTTTTAGAGAAGGATTTATGTGATCTATTTCTAAATTTGAAGTAGATCCACATTCAACGCACTTATTTCCAAGTGCTTCATAAATTAATTTTCTGCGATTTTCTCTTTTTTCTTTATTTTTTAATGAGTGTTTTTTAGTATTTTTTCTATAAAGTTCTCTTGCTTTAGCATTGGCGTCTGCTTGGTTTTTATACATAAGATATAGAATATTTTATATTATTTATCTATATCTTACTCTTCATCATCCTTAATATAGCAAGGTACTCTGTCTGGGTCAAGCCAACGGGCGTAGTCAATATCCTCCATTGCAGTAGAACATTGTAGAACATTATCAAAAAGATAAATGTCATTCCATCGTTTTGTGTATTCGTTTTGTTTTTGCATACGGTAATCAGGTTTACCGTTTATCTCAAGAATACCTGCTTCAATAAAGCGGTATCCTTCACGCTCCAAAAGAACTTTAGGAAGTCGTGTTGTCATGCAATCTCAACGGATTCAAGATCAGCAAGAACATATTCCATAAGCATCTCATAGTCATCAAGAGGATCACCAGAGAACACTACACCTTCGTTTTCATAGTAGCGGCGAACCTTTTTGTAGAGTTTCGGATTCTTTACATCAAGGTAGAAGTCACCATTTGCTGCACCACGGAGGGTCTGAACGTCTTTCTTGAATTTTGCTGTGAGAGTCATTGTTTTGAATGTTTACCTTGTTATTATAAGGTTTTGACTTGTGAAAGTCAAAGTGGACAGATTAGTTTCTGTCCTAGTGCTCCTTGCGTGGATCGAACACGCCTCAGGCGAATTATGAGTTCGCTGCATTCACCAGATTGCTAAAGGAGCGATGGGAATACTGGGAGTTGAACCCAGACTAAGCCCTTATAAGGAGCCCGCTCTAACCATTAAGCTATACTCCCTTGAATCCAAATCTATAATAGCGGATTTGGAACGCTAGGTCAAGAACCTTCTTCGTGGTCGGTGTGTATTCGTATCACATCATCATCCACCTTAGGTTCTACTGCAAACTTTATGGTTTCGTTGTATGGAACTATCACTGCGTTTCTTTCTCCATCAATAATAATAAATGATTCACCATTTTCAACTCTTTCTATCAGAGTGTCAAAATCTTCTTGAAACTCTTCGACTGTAAACTTTTGGAGATCTGAAAGTTCTGGATACATTTTCATAAAGTGAGGTTTATGATCCGAGTTGCAGGATTCGAACCTGCGACCCTCTGCTCCCAAAGCAGATGCGCTACCAAACTGCGCTAAACCCGGTTACTTGTTTCTATGTATAAACATAATACCAGCAAATGGTACGATTGTCAATCCACATCCACATAGAAAAAGAAAGAAAGGACTTGCTGCTAGTGTTTCAACCAAGTGGAAAATCATCTTCCTCTCCAGTTTTTGTATTCATAATACAAGTATTGGTCCACTTCTTCAAGTCCCTGTAACGGAGCGTGAACATCCCAATAAGACCATTCAATACAGAACTGTTTAATATCTATATTGTTTGCAATAACGTGGCCGTACATTCTCACAAAGGCAGACATTGCAAACTGATATCTTTGTTTATTGATAATATGCATGAGTTAATCCCCAATAAATCCACAACCCTATAAGGGTTGCATATATCAGTGATAGTGCAAAAATTGTCTTAATCATCTTCTTCATCCTCATAAGTAGATGGTTCTTCAAAGAGTTCTTCCATTTTTTGTTGAAAAATTCTTTGGTGTAGTTCTTGCAAATCTTCTTCCGTGAATCTAACCACTAGTAATGGATCTCCTGCCTTAACGTCGTTTAATTCTGGATGTTTAACTTTTGGACTTTTTGAATACCCATAATGAGCATTCATAATCATCCAACCTTGTACAAACATAGAAAGAGAAATAACCAAAAGAACAAACCACGGAACCAAAAAAATTAGTTCAGAGTAATTTTGAGCCATGGTAGTAAAGGCGGAATAACCCCAACCAGTCTCAAAAGTCCCTCAGCAAATAAAGCAAGAACCACCCAACCAACGCACATACTAATGATAGAAGCATTACGGTTGTGTCGTCGTATTGCTGCATCGATCATCTCCTGAACTTCAGAACGTGTAATAAATTCGTCTTGTTCGTGCATCATTTCTCATCTCCAAGAAACTTTGCAAGGGGATCTCTTTTAGTTTTTACAATTTCACAAGCTCTGTAGTAGAACATATTATTGGTGTTGCCAGAAGCTTCAAAAGTTGCTTTGATCTTCACCCAATTATCATAGGTGTGTTGATCCATTGATTTGAAGTGTAGTACTACTATATAATATCCATTAACATTCAAACCTCAACATTTGTGTTCATATTGTAACACTGTTGAAGAAATTATTAAATTTGTAAGTTATCTTAACGGAAAGGGTGGGATTCGAACCCACGGAAGATTTCACTTCGCCAGTTTTCAAGACTGGAGCCTTCAACCACTCGACCACCTTTCCAGTGGGAGGTTCAGCGAACCTCAAAGTCCAAACGCTTTACTTTGCGTTGGCGTCTTGCCTCTTGCCAGGCAATATCTTGCGAAGTCAGAACATTTGATTTTTGTTCTTTCTGAATAGAGTTTAACATAACAATACGGGATAAGTCAACTGCTGAAATTTTATCACCACGGATTGTTGCCATATTAGGACAACCACAAGTTACTGTTTTTGAATGGTGTCCTATTATTTCTTTATTGCAATCTTTGCATCTTATAGAAATCATTTTTCTTCATCCCTGTCTTATTCTGTAAAAGATCTTAAGAACCAAATAAATTTACCGTGTGCTTCATTTAAATCATCTAAAAGATTTGTTGTTCCTCTAGATTTCAACTCTTCAGAAATTTCTGCTGCTTCATTAAACATTTCAATAATGGTTTTATGATCATCAAGTAAATCTTGAATCATTTCCATTTCTGTTAATCCACTTTTTGCTTCCGAAATTTTAGAAACCTCAGAAACTCTAGACAAAGCACTAACAGGTTTTGCTCCTAAAAATCTAATATGTTCCGATAATCTATCTATCTCTTCAAATAGGGTATTGTACTGTTCTCCAAACAAAGTATGAATTTGATAAAAATCAGGTCCAGTAATATGCCAATGATAAACCCAAGTCTTTTGAAATAAAACAAAAAGGCTTGCTTGAGTATCAGATAGAATCTTATAAAGTTTTTCCATTATACTCTTTTTATTTTTATTTATCAAGTGGGCAATCACGGATTTGAACCGTGGACTTTCTGCGTGTAAAGCAGACACTCTGACCGCTGAGTTAATCGCCCGAAACAGGGGAGGCCATCCACCTGACCTAGAAAAATTCTAGGTTTTATTGGAAGGAGTGCTCTTGAGGTTATCGCAGGATCACTTCCAACTGCCCCACTTGGACTCGAACCAAGAACCTCAGAGTTAACAGCTCCGTGCTCTGCCAATTGAGCTATAAGGCAATGAAGGAAGTTACTGGACTTACACCAGTTCAAAGGGCATTGTCTGCTTGTCTCGTTTCTTTGACTTAACTTCCTTTGGCATCTTTCTATGCAATGAGCATAGCGACTACCAAGAGCGAAAGACGAGATTCGAACTCGCAACAACCTGCTTGGAAGGCAGGGACTCTACCGTTGAGTTACTTTCGCAATGAGACAATCATAAACTATTTAAGTCTGATTGTCAAGTGTCGATGAAAGGACTTGAACCTTCACAGATTAATCTACTGGAACCTAAACCCAGCGCGTCTACCAATTCCGCCACATCGACAAGGCAGGCACAGAGGGACTCGAACCCCCAATCGTCATCTTAGAAGGATGTTGCATTATCCATTATGCTATGTGCCCATAAAGTAGGTTCCTATCGCCGTCATTCCTGAACCTACCGAAGGGGAATGCCGCGGTTGATTTCTCAACTTTTATATAATACCAGTTTGATATTCGATTGTCAAGGTGAACAGGGAGGGATTTGAACCCCCCGTAGGCAGAACCAGTGGATTTACAGTCCACCTCCATTAACCACTCGGACACCTACCCGATTTGTTTATTGTACTACTCCTCTTTGCAGGTGTCAATCCACGGTGAACAGAGTCTCATTTCTCCTCCAAGTTTTTTACACTCTTCAGTATAACACTTAGAAGTATCTATAGCTTTCTCGATCAACCTGGGCAAAGGTACTCTAGGTGGATCAGAGTCTCTTGTCAAGCGTTCGTAATCACGAATTGCCTTATCAACATCACGATCAACCCTTCTATCTACCACATCAGGATCCTGAAGCAGCACATCGTTGATTACAGTGCCTGGGAACAGAGTCCTTTGAACCTCGTCTAGAAGGTCCCAGAGGCGCTCCTGAGGCGCTCCTGTGCATTGGGAGAGGGTTGCTACGATACCACTGAGTATGACGCTTATAAGGATTATCTGCTTCTTATCTGGTTTCTTCTTTCCGAAGTTAAAGTTAAACATAAAAAAAGAGGAGTAGCAACTGCTCTCCTCTATTTATTATTCAGTTGTTATATTCTATTGTATCAAACTTCTACCGTGATCAGTTTGGAAGCATAATCATGAGCATACGAAGTGCGAGCACCATGATGCCCCCAACCAATCCAACTATACGCATAGTCCATGTAGCGGTTAATTGAT